ATCGTAACTTTCCGAAAGGTTGTCAGCCTTTTGCTTTGTAGAAGAAAAAGCAGAGCCAAGCGCTGCCAACGCTCCGACTATTATAGTGATCCCGTATATGTACGGGTGCTTTGATAGTATGGTAAGCGCTTTGCTAAAAATAGCCGAAGAAGCCGCTGCCGCCTTAAGCGCCCCGCTTGTCAATAGAATATGTCTGGCAAGTATTATTAGAGGAGGTACCGCCAAGACTGTTGCAGAAGAGATGCCTGACCCTACTATATTGGCGTAGGCGCTGAATATATTTGTCGCTTCCCTTACAATGCCTAGCATCGCTGTTACTGCCTTAGTCAGTGTCTTTATGGCTGGCACTGCCACGGCCCCAATCTGTATTGCTGAAATCTCAATCTGGTTTCTCATCAGCTTGAAGGCATTGATAGGTCCGTCCATCGCAACCTTGAGGCCTTTCTGCAGTTGCTCCATGTTGCCGATCTTCTTCTCCATCGCCTCGAAGCCTTCAGACCCTGCTACCATCGCGGCAGCAAGCATCCTGCCCGCCCTGTCCCCCAGTAACTCCATGGCATTTGCTGTCGAAAAGCCTTTATCTTCCAATACCGAGATTATATCCGAGAATTTATTCATGGAAGGATTGACAGCGTTGGCCGATATACCTATTTTTTCAAGCTCTTTCCCGAATTTCGACGATGGCACGATCAACTGCTTCATCAATTGGGACATCCCTGTTCCAATAGTTGAAGCCCTTATCCCGAGGTTTGAAAAGACAGCCAGTGCGCTTGCTGTCTCAAGTAGCGTCCGTCCCATAATGTTTGATGTTGAGGCCAGATAGTTGAACGCCGTCCCAAGATCTTCAACCGTCAGCCGGGAAAAGTTTAATGCGCCAGCAAGTATATTACCTATCTTCGGTATCTCTGCCGCCTCCAGTCTCCATGCAAACATAGCTGTGGTCACGGCTTTGGCAACGGTATCCATGTTCTCGCCGGAGATCGTTACCACAGCGGAGACAGTCTTCATGGCTTTTGCCGTTTGGTCTGCATCGAGGCCCGCCTGAATAAGTTTAAGCCCCATCTTGGATGCTTCGGAGGCCGCTATAGGGGTATGCTTTGCCACATAGATAGCAGCGTCGCCTATCTTTCTGATGTCTTTGTCTGACGTCCCTGTTACCGCCTGAATATTTTTGAGGTTCTGATAGAAATCGAGAGTCGCTTTTGCGGCGGCAGCGATAGCTCCTGTGGCTGCGAACAATGCCGTTGCGGAAGCAAACCATCTAATCTGGAACCCTGCATACTTATAAACATCGGCCATATAATCTCGGAGCTTCTGTATCATTCTCATCCGGTCAGGGTGGAGCGCATTACGCACAGATTCAGGAAGCTTATCTACGGGGCCGACCTGATTAAATTTACGCTCAAGGGAAGCGGGGCTCAGACCTCCTGTTCCTGATGCTGACTGCTTGTGCACCCTTGCCAACCTTACAGACTCCTCTTTGGCCAGCCGCAGATTCTTGACCATCGCCTCAAGCTGCTTATTCGTCAGCCCAAGCCCCTTGACAAGCTTCATGTTCTCAGTGGTCATGGCAGCTTGTTTTGCTTTTAGTTCTGCGGCAGACTCACCTTTCCCGTGTTTCAACCTGACCCGTTGTATCTTGGTGATAGAATCAGTCGCTTCCCTTATCATTGCGGAGCGTGACTTTTCCGCTAACGACACCCTTTGCTTTTCCGCCTCTATAAAGACATCGGCTGACGCCTTGGCTGATTTCCTTAGTCTGTCTAATTGCTTTTCTGACTCTGCGGCCCATCTTTTATCCGCTTCCGCCTGTTCTTTCTCCCATGCTGCGTAGACCTTCTTCATCTCTGAGTTGGCCTCGGTAACTCTAGGGCTTGCCTTTTCTTTTCTGGTTAGCTCGGCATTGAGCTGTTTGTTTCGGAGAAGTTCTTCTTCCTGAAATCCTTTGCGCCATTTCTCAACCTGGAGAATCTTTTCAAGCTCTTCCCGCTGACTCTTCAGCCTATGCAATTCAACATTAGCGGACCCTGCCACGTCCCTTGTACGGCTGGCCACGATATCCTTCATAAGCTTTTCTTTGGCTTTAAGCTCTTTGACCCCAGCCTCGGCCAGCTTTATCTGCTCTGTCGTAACCTCGACAGTGCCGCTTCTCTCTCTCTCGATGAGACGGATAATATTCTGGCGGGTTTTCTCAGATTCCTGGATTGTCGCAAGGTTGGTTTTTAAAGCGGGTGTCTGGTCTTGAACCGCCTTCGTGCGGGCAGTTATCTGTGCATCGAACCCAGGCAGAAGCTCCGCCTGATCGACCTCTCCGCCGCCAAGAGCGGTGATCTGTTGTTTCTGTACGATAGCATGCGCCTGTTTCAGCGCCTGCCCCTGTATTGATTGGTTTAGCTGGCCGCCTTTTTTCTTAGCTTCATCAAACGCCCTTATTAATTTCTCGACAGTAGTAACCCAGTCTTCAGTCGCTTTCTTTCCTTTTCCAGCCCCGCCTTTCATTACTGTATCAAGGCCTTGCAGTCCCTTGACCGCCTCCTGGACAGCCGCCTTTATCTGCTGGGACATCTGGTTGAGGTCCATACCAGCACCACGAGGCATGCCTCTGCGTCCAAGCTGGTCGAAAAGGCGTCTGGCATCACGGCCAAACTTGGCAAGTTGCTCTCTTGCCTGTTTAGCATCTGCTGTTATTCTGATGTCGAGAGTAGTTGACATTTATCTCCGGTTCGATCTCTTCTCTTGTTTATCTTTAAACTCTTCTATCTTTCCCTTTTCGCTCATTACTATCGACCGCACATTGCAATAAAACTGGGTGAACGTCATAAACTCGCCGGGGTTGAACCGTCCTCCACCCATCCCCGATGGTTCGCATGCCTCTATTATTGATATGATCTCCTGTGCCTCAAAATCATACTCAGAGAGCGGACAAACGGGCCAAAGCTCGGAGAAAACCTTAATCCGAGCCGATTTATATCTCCCTTTACAATTCCTTGATTCCTCAAGCTTCTTCTCTTTGCAGTAAGTGCAATCCCATTGGTCGGAGTTTTCATTGGCACGGAGCCATTCAATCGTCTGAACGGCTCGTCTTAGTTTTTTTCATCTTCCTTTGTCAACCCACCTGTTATTTCTTTCACAAGTTCAGCTATTATATTTTCGTCAAGCAGGTTCAGACTGGCTTTACCAAACGCCAGTTGTTCCCCACACTCGTCTAATATATTCTCCCAGCCAGTTACGTTGGTTTCGAGCACAGCAATGTTGGTCTTGTAATTGTTGAGAAGAGTTTTCCAGATATCGTCGTTGATCTTGACCTCAACCTGCCCGGCCCCTTCATCTGAGCTTGATACTTTAATGTCTGCATCAGCCAGTAACTGAAGGTATTTCTCTTTAGGCATAGACTTGAGAGTGAACGCAGGCGGAGTCTCCTCACTTTTAAAGTCCTTCGGAATATATTTTCTCTCATTCGGGGATATTGCTAGTGCTCTCATAATCTGGCTCCTGATTTGGTTTTAAGTAAAGCGCCCGCCTTGCCCATCCAAGGGCTGTGGAACCAGGACCACGGCGGGCATAAATGGTCTGGTTGGAGGATAAAAAACAAGAGCCACAACAAGCTGTCTGGCTCGCTATGGCTCTACACCGATACCCGAAGGCAGCCGGGTGGTTTTATAAAAATGATATAAAGATTGCGTCAGCGTCAACGCCAGAAGGCGCTGCGGCCTCCCATGTCACATCGTACTTATAGATTCCGCTGTCAAGGGTTTTAGGAACTGCGGTATAGCGGATCTCAGGAATTCTAACGGCAAAGGCATTCCCAGCCACGCTTTTAAGCGCTGCCAGCTTCAGGACGGCAGTAGTATCACTCCTGAATGCGGTTTCAATAGTAAGATCCTCGACCTCAAGTGAGAAAGAGCCTGATATCTTGCCCTTAACCCTTGACATATTCTGGATACCTGACGTTGTTACCGCCAGACGTTTGTAATGCTCGTTACTGATCTCAACGGCAGCGTTGCTGACCGCAAAAGTAGACCCGCCAATTTCAAACGCCATGCTGACCGCAACAAGAGGATCAGCATCATCATAGGCTGGCGAACCACCCAGCCCTGTCGCAGCATCCTGTGTCGTCCCTGCCGCCGTATTCTTTCCTGAGTAACCAAACTGCGGCTTAATGATCTCGCCGGTTGTAAAATCCATAGTGATCTGAGACACCATGCAACCTGGGATATCGTACCTATAAGTATCTCCCTGCCAGAATTTCGTATAAAAACTGACCTGATCATTCAAGGTGGGACGATATAGAGTAGCGGCCCTTGAAACAGTCACACCTGCCGCAGGCGCCCCTGAACATGCGGGCGAGACAGTCAGTGTGTCGGTGGATATACCTGTCACCCATGCCACAGAATATCCATTGACCGCATCCTGGACGATTATGGCGTCATCAACAGCGAATGTCGCACCTTCTCCAGCGCCCAGAATTATACTTGTGGTCGTACAGGCAGCCTCGGTTGTTCCAGTTCCAGCTACAGTAGCAACAGACCCGATACCAGATTCCCACAAAATAGAACTCTCAGGTGCCGCCCCTGCTGTCACACCATTGCCGTGAAGCTCCACTGTGATATTGCCGGAAACGTCTGTCTCTGCGCCCCTTACGCTTGGCAAGGAGAACATGGAGTTCCTGATAACATTACGTTCCTGAATATCCGGGGTATAGGAAGGCACCTCAATACCTTCAAGCACAGCTATAGCGTCTGCCGCCACCCATGAACCGGGGTCAACGCCATAGGATGACTCCTTTTTCGCCGCAAAGACGCTTTTACGTTCTAATATTGACATCTCTAATCCTCCTTTTTATCTACGTTTTATAAATAAAGCCCGCTATTTGCGGGCTTTAAGTTTCATGCTTTGAGAATGGCTTTATTTTTCTTTTTATGGCGGTCAGGCTCTTGCATAATTATCTCTGCACAATCGTTAAGATGTTCCTGATAAGTCTTACGCTCGGGTATAGTCAAAAAGGCGTTTAATGTCTCTTCAATCTCTTTCCTGCTCCGCTTATATGGCAGATAATGAATCACCTGGCTTACTGCCCCTGTGAGATGGCCTGTTCGCCTATAGCTCTCCATTATGCTTTCAATATGAACTTTGTTGTCCATGCAAACCTCCTTTAGTTGTCACCCACCGGCTCCCTTTTTCTTACCGCCAGGGGAATTTGAAAATAATATCCGCCCTCTACATTAGGGTGCATATAATATCTGGGGTCATATATTATCAAATCCGTTATGGTCTCTCCTGCGGGCAGGCTTGCCGATAATTCAAGATTTCTCTCGATAGCCCTTCTTATTGCCTGCGTGTATTGGGTTTTTCTGGTTTCTGCTGATTCATCATCGTCATCATAGAAACATGCAGTCAACATGAACGGGTAGACAGCCATCTGTTTTTTATGCGGAAGCGTCTCGCTTGTTAAATTTTCCTTGGTCAGGTAAAGAAGGATCCCCATGCCATCTTCAACGAAGTTATAGTTTCTGGGCGAACCTTTGCGGATGTAAACATGCTCGCCCAAAGTTTCTATTGTGGCCTCGGCAAAATTCTCACTAAGTGTTAACTGTGTGTCTGTATCGACCGATTCAATCTTGTACCAGGAAGCAGACCCTTGAGCCCTTATTGCTCCGCCCTTTACAAGCAGGTCGCCGAGAGCGTTATGACTTCGGAGTTCTACGGTAAAGCTTGAACCTGTCGCCAGAACAGTCTTAGAGCCGTTAGTGAAGGTCAATGACCCTGTAATCTGACTGCCGTACAGAGAGAATATTTCATCGTCATTACGAAGCTGTTTGATTATTGCATCCTGCACTGTTTCAGCGCTCAAAGAGAACCTCCGTCTTTGAGAAAATCTTCTAGCTCACGTCTTAGACGAGCGACTGCTGCGGCTGACGTTCCTTTTGCAAGCATCTCCGCTAAATACTCTTCTCCCGCCGCACCTATATCGGCTTTTACCACTGCTGTCTCCATTGCTTTGCGTTCTTCTTCGGGGATATCTAACTGTTCTATCGTTTTGTCGCCCTTAACCCCGCCTTCCAGTGTAACTTCTTTTTTCCCATGAACTGCTGCATCAAGCAACCGCTCAATATCACTGCGGATTAAGCCAACGTCCTCCTGGTCGAGGTACATGAATTTTATATTCCCGTCTTTGCCATACTGTTTTGTTGCCAGCGGTTCGGAATCGATGTAACCAAAAAAACCATGTCCTTCGTCTGACGGCACCGCCACAAACACAGCGTTCTTCTTTCCACCCTTCTTCCCGCCCCAATGTACTGCAGCAACCTGAGCATGCATATTTTCCAGATCACCCTTGCTTAAGGCGTCGGGAGAGCTGCCGCTCAAATTGCCTGTTTTGTCCCCAGGCTTCGGCCTCGCGCCAGACTCAGGGTAAGAGAACGAACCTTCGGGCCATGTGCCTTCAAGAAACACCCTGGCCACATCATCCTCTACGCTCCACCTGATCGCGTTGTACGTCGTCCCTGTGAAAAAACCGGGCGCACCGCCTGATGGCAACGGAATCTGTTTTTTGAATTGCTGCCATGAGCTTCCCTTGTTTACTTGAGCAGCGAATCTGGCAGCATACTTCCCTTTGACTTGTTTATATGCCCGTCTTATCGCTATCTTACTTATTTTTCGAGGGGCAGTGGCTGCCATAATACGGCTCATCGCCTGGTTAACTTCGCCGAAATCAGCTTGAAATCTGACCTCTATATTCACGAGCCCTCCGCCTTCACTGTTACCTCTATCAGACCTTTGGCAAAATAAGGATTGATAGTACCTGCTATCTTGAGCAAGACACCGGCATCATCGATAATAACTGAATTCCTATTAATCCCATTAGGCTGACAATAAAGAAAATAGGAACCGTCTTTGCCGTTAAAGCCGGGAATAATGACAGCCCTATCTGACATCTGAATCGCCCCTCCGTCAATAATCAAACAAGGAACCCCTGTTTGGACGCTATCGAACTTCTTCGTTGTTTTATTGTATGACTTGATAGCAACTATATGATTGCACCTGAAAAGCTTTACATTAAATTTAAAAAAGTCACCCGCCCTGTCATCGGGGACAATATTGATTACAAAATAATTTTCCGTTGCGTACGTGCCTGCTACCTCTATCAGATCGCCGTCAACAACACCGCAATCGGTGGGCAGCCACGCCTCAAATTCATAGCCACCGGCCTTGGACTTGGGCTTTATATAAACATAAGTCGAGACATCTCCTGCGCTCCGCTTAATGATTGCAGCGAGCCCAACATCCTGTATCGCGGGGTTTACACTCATTCCCTGTAATCCACCCCGATGCTATCATCCGCAATGCCGCTTGATGCCGCTACGGAATCACCGAAGTAGTCAACAGCACTTACAAAAAGGTGCGCTGTCTTGCTTTCTCCTTTGGCTTTTTCAAGATCGTCATCGATCATTTTAATTGTATCCCTTAGCCCCCGCGCAACCTGACCGAGCTTAAGCCCCTCAACATCAAACTTACTGGCGTTAGCCATCAGCTTGCGGTCATAAAAGAATCTGGTCATCAACTTGATGAGCCATGACTGCTTTATAGCGTAATCGCTATCGGTTGAGGCAGGGTTCTCGAACCCGCATTTTGCGGCTGCGTCCCTATATGCCTCCTGCACGGTTTCTTCGTCGTATGACGCATCAATAAGCTGGGCGTTATTCAGCCCGACTTCCTTCATTTGCGGTAACGTGTAATAGTCTATCGCCATGCCTATTTATTCCCTCTGGCTTTTATCCTTGTCTCAACAAGCAGCTTTATGAGATCTTTTCTCTTTATATCTGCTGGGGCGGCAATGTTATAAGCGTCTCTTAACTCAGTCAGGATATCCGTGGATTTCATCTGCATTGGGTTCCCCACGGCCTTCCGGGTATCTGCCGCCATCCCGCTTTTTTTTGTTTTAGGTGGCTTGGGTTTTAGCCCGGCGCTTGGGGCCGGTTGTTCCTCGGCTTCATTCTTTTCATGTTTAGCAGGTTCGGGTGGCTCAATATAAGTAACTGCAACAACACCGTTTCTCTTTGCTCCTTCATCTGCAAGCCTTTTCAGCACGCTATCGGGGTCTACCGGGATACCCTTTGGATAAGTTTTCCCGTTTGCGAATAGCCCTTCTACATTTATGATCACCTTCATACTTTTCTCCTCCTGGTTAAATGCTATAGGGGCTAAGATCATTAGCCCCTATAATTAACTGTACCTCTGTTTAAAGCACAGTCGCTGAAAGCACCTTCCTTGGATCAAATTTGAATCCAAATGCTTCCCAAACCCTTCTATAAACAATCAGGTTTGGCTCCCCGTTGGTAAACACCGCCGAGGTAAGACCTCTGAAAGCGGCAGGTTTTATTGAAGACCCCGAGGCTTCTATTCCGTAACTCGGCTGAAGGAATTCCATGTCGCCCTCATCAACAATAAATGTCACCATGTTCTCAGGGTGGAGAGTCGGCCTTGCTACAATAACATCGCCAGCGGTAATATTATTACTGATATCAGCAACAATGCTGACACCATCAGTAACGGTCTCAACAGTAGTCTCCTCTGTCCACGACCCGGCCTGTTCATCGTAACCTACCAGCAGTTTATCCCCTACGTTAAGCCCGAAGGTATCGCCAAGACCGCTCTGTCCCAGCAGTTCGATCGTGACATTAGCACCCGCTGTCTCCGCGTTGCTGGCGGTAAACTTCAGGGCATTCCTCTTGTTGTAGATTTCTATAGCGGGCCAGCCTAGCGCTTTGGCGGCCATCTCAGGTGTCAACAGTCCTTTTGGGACGTCTCCCACGTCCATACCCTGTGTCCTTAAGTAACTGGTGAACTGTGCCTTGAACTGTGTGGTTGCCTTAAGGTTATCCCATACTTTTTTACTCAGCCTCATGATAGAAGGAAACTCATTCCCTGCAAGCTCCAGCTCGTCCAGCCAGCTCTGGATATCATCAATCGGTGTAGCGTTAGCAGCGTCGGACCAAAGAGTGCCTGCCGTTTTGGTCTTGATCGGGAATGCCAGATTCAGGTTCATCCTGTTCTGCGGGTCATTGCTTACAAATTTGAAAGCTCCCCTTGCCACAGCACAATGAGCAACATACTCCTTTGTGAACTTGATCCTGCGCATTGAGTCGGCTACTTCTTTTGCTATATGCCTCTTGGCGTCCATCCTGTATCTCTTGTCAGGGGATACCAGTTTTGCTAATTCTTCATTGGTGAACCTTTTTGCCATCCTTGCGTGAACAGGGGCACTTTTCCACTGGTTGTAACCTGTCTGCCCGTAAATAGGCGAATTCTGGCCGTCTGCAACCATTGGCGCCATACCGAAATGCTCTGCAGAATCTATCCATGTTACTTCATCACCCTCTATGGGCGTTTCTTTCAATTTGCCAACATAACGCAGGCCTTGCAGCTTTGCGTCGTCGTCAGGAAGGGTCACTCCCCCTACAAGCTGCCTCGCTTCTGAAACTGCTCCCATCTTCTTCTTGCCTCCTTTGGATTAACGGGCAATAAAAAAGCCCTGCTGGACTTGCCAGAGGGCCTTCGTACTGCCTTATTTTTTAAAATTAAATTAGACGAATCTCACATTGTTCAAAACAGCCTGAAACGCAGCATCTGCCTCTGCCCCTGCTGAGTCCACAACCTTGTGGGCGTAAACCGAACCCGCTACGAGAGCATTCGCCACTACATCACCGCCAGCCACAGTCGTAGCCTCAGCTGTCAGAAGAATGCATGCCCCTGTTGTTGAGCCTGTGTTGGTATATTTTTCTGATTTACCAGCCGTTGCACTGTTAACAAGCGCCTGCCCTGCTACATATGACACGGCAGAGCCTCCGGCAAGCGTCACTGCAACGACTTCTCTTTCATAAGAACTTGCCATTATCTCATCTATTGAAGTATTGCCTACGGTTGCAACTCCTACTACTTCACCCATTTTATATTACCTCCTCTTAAATAGTTGCCAGTATCGCCGCGTTTTCATCGGCATAGTCGGCTTTATCAGTAAAAGATTTATCTACCTTCTCATCACCATCGCCTCTTGCTCCGCTGTCGCCGTTAAGCTTACCTTCCCAGTCCTTCACTTCTGCGTCAAAAGCAGTCTTAAATCCTTCTTTGTCAAGAATGTTGTCGTCGCTGAGAAATGCCCTGTAATCGACCATGCCGCTCACCTTGCCATGAAGACTGTCGGGAATGTCAGAAGAGGATAAAGCCTCTTTCTGGATGCCTATTGCAATCGCCCTGTTGGTAGCCTCTTCGTGGCAGACAATAACCTTGGCCTGTTCCTTGATCTTGTCGCCTTGTGCATCGCAGACAATCTTCAGCTCCCCGACCTGCTCAGTCAACTTAGCCGTCTCTTCTTTTAATGACTTCAGCTCGCCTTCAGCGACGTACCCGTTGCGAGCTTCCACCTCAATAAGCTGAACAAGACCAGGTTGCTCTGCCTTTAATTCTTCTAATGTCATTTTGTGAACCTCCTTTTTCACTTCTTTTTTGTTTTTTATTTGTGCTTCCTTCTTTCCCATAATATCATCCAGGGACTTGATCTCATTTATCAACCCTCGATCCAGTGCCTCCTTACCATTAAAAACCTTGGACTCTCCTGTTCGGCTCAACGCCTCTTTTACGGTGATACCAAGCCCCTCAGCCACTCCCTCCACAAAAATCCCGTAGAGACCGTCTATTCTTTCCTGTATATGTTCCTTCCCGTCTTTCGACAAAGGGCTGGCGTCATTGGCGATGCCTTTAAATTTCCCTTTATAGATATATGTGCGCTTTACGCCCACCTCTTCATCATATTTGCTGTAATCATAATGAGCTGAAATCACACCTACAGACCCGACCATAGCGGTCTCTGACGATGCAATTATCTTATCTGCAGCGACTGCGATCCAGTAAGCGGCAGAGGTGCCTTGTCCATCTATATACGCTGTGATGGGCTTCCTGCCTCTGCTGGCTAAGACAAGGTTTACGAACTCTTTTGTCCCGTCAACTGTCCCGCCGGGGCTGTCTATCTTTAAGATGATCTCTTCCACTGCGTCATTATCCAGCGCCCGCTTGAAATCCCTTCCTGCAAGTTCAAGTGATGTTGCTCCTGAAAACTGAGTCATCAGATTAGCCTTTTTGAAGATCGGGCCGATCACGGGTATCAGCGCTTTGCCTCCAACTATCTGAGTGGCGTGGCTATACTCCATATCAGACATGATTTCTGCATTGAGTTCTACACCGTGAACTTTTCTTCCGACAATTGAATTTATTTTGTCGAGCCAGTCAGGGGTGATGGCCCATGCGCTACATTCCAAAAATTCAATGACACCCTTCAATAGCGGCCCGGACATGAATTGTTTTAGTGGTTTTTTATGCTCATCTTTCATGTTTGCTCCTTAGTTTGTTTATTTAGGGCTTTTTGCGGCGTGTCTTTGGCTTGTGTGTGTTTCTTTTCAGGTCGCCCATATATTTCTTCTTCCAAGAATGCCTCGTCCCGTTCTCTCTCCATGTCGTTTATCCCCATGGATATAGCCGCCCTTTTTTCACTGACTCCATGAGTGATCAATCCTTCATGGTTATTACCGAGGAAGGCTGATGCTTTCCCGCTCATGTCGTTCTCGAAACGAACATGGGGGGTGTTTACCTCCACCATTTCACATAGCTCTACATCGATCTCCTCGATAGCCCTTTCTATCTTCCCATTTTTAAAAGACCTCACGACAACGGGTTTTTTCAACGTCGGCTGCAACTGATTGAATTGCACAGCAATATGGAAACACCCTCTCAACAAGGTATATTTAACAAAATTCTTTAACTTGTATTGCATGTTTTCTATTTCTTGCTCAAGGGGCGGGCGTGAAGATTTCAGGGCTGCATGTGTCGAACTGCCTGAGTCGCCTTGGAATAAATCTTGGGGACTCCTTGCGCCTGCGCCTGCGACATTCAGGATATCGCGGTTCTCGCCATCCATCTTCTGCATTTGAGGGCTCTTAATATTGACGGTCACGCCGGGAGCAGAGAATATCCGCGAACCGGGCGTCAAGGGAGAGGTAAAGCCTGCGTTCTTTCTCCCTGCAGTATCTAATCCCTTGAACAGAAGCCATGCCATCTTGCCCGCTGCTGTGTCGTCAAACTTATATTCTATCGCATAAGATGATTGCGCCTTCTTATGATCCAACTGCCACTTGATAGCATTCCAGTATAAATTAAGCGCCTCAAGTATCGCCGCTATGCTTGAGGTGTCCCGTTTATACTCCATTATCCCTGTAAGGTTTTTCCAATGGATTACAAATCGGTTGTAGCCGCCTATTTTATTGAACTTGGTCCTATTCTTCTTGGCCTTGGAACTTTTCAGTTTTTCCTTGTCGAGCTTATCTTTGACAAGCTTTTCTAGGTCTGGATTGTAGGCGATATTGATATCTGGTATTATCTCTTTGCCGTCCTTATAGAAATAAAAAAGAGTTTCCGTGGCATCGTTTGGATTTGTCAGGAGTCCTGTTGACTGGTCATCTGTGTTCCCTTTAATCCGACTTGGCTCCAAGGTTCTTATTTTTACCTGCCCTTCTTCATCTACCATTATAAGGAGGAATAACTCTACTTCGGCCTGCATCCTTATCATCCATCCCACTATGCGCGAGAACAACTGATTGTGATGAGAGAACCAGAGCTTCCTTATGAAGTTGTTAAGCACCACATCTGTGGAGTAAACGTCAAAACCAGCCCCTGCAGCATATTCTGCCTTTGAATTAACAGAAGCATTAATCGGCCCAAACGAACGATACTTTTCCCAGCATTTTGTCTGCA